ACACACATACCGATTCTCGCGGCGGCACGACGACTGTCGCCAGTCCAGCGGACTGAACATCATGCCTGACGCGTCGCATAAGTGGGGCTCCGATCTGGTGATCGGCGCCACTGGTGACATTGCCACCGCAACAGGTTCAATGCTTGGTCAGCAGCGCGTGCTGCGTCGCCTTCTGACCAATCCAGGTGATTATATATGGCAGCTTGACTACGGCGCCGGCCTGGCTCGCTTCATCGGCCAGCCGACCAATCCACTGCAGATTAAGGCCGTGATCCGCAGCCAGATATTCAAGGAGGCTGCGGTCGCGCGCCAACCCGAGCCGTTGATCGATGTGCAGGTTGCTCCCGGTGGTGCGCCCGGCTCAGTCTACGTGCACATACGCTATGCGGATGCCGACAGCAGCGAGACGCAGGTGATTTCGTTTTCGGTGTCCGGCTAAGGCCATGCGGCTCTCCCTCCGAACATTCAGCGCGCTTGTGCAATCGATGGCGGCAGCTGTCCAGGCATCCGCGGCTCAGCTCCTTGACCTGACAGTGGGTTCGACACTGCGTGCGGTGTTGGAGGCCAACGCCTCGATCGGGCTGTGGATGCAGTGGCTCATTCTACAGGTGCTGCGAACAACCCGCGCAGCCACCAGCAATGGGGCTGATCTGGATAGCTGGATGGCCGATCTTACGCTGACCCGACTGCCCGCCGTTGCCGCTACCGGAACCGTGACACTTTCACGGTTCACTCCGGGCATGTCCGCCTTGATTCCGGCGGGTGCGCTGGTCCGGACCGCGGACGGAACACAGACATTCGCAGTAGCTGCGGATACATCGCAACCCTCCTGGTCGGCTGCGAGCAATGGCTATGTCGTGAGCGACGGCATGGCGTCCCTTGATGTACCGGTTATCGCGCGGACACCGGGGAACGTTGGCAACGTACAGGTGGGCACAATCTCCATGCTGGCATCGGCCATCCCAGGCATTGATTCAGTCAACAACGCAAGCGTCTTCCAGAATGGCCTGGACGCTGAGTCCGATGACGCATTCAGGAGCCGCTTCCGCAATTTCATCGCCAGCCGGTCGCGTGCTACACCGCTGGCGGTAGGTCACGCGATCAGCAGCATTCAACAAGGGCTGAACTACGCGCTCCAGGAGAACGTCGATCCATCAGGCCAGCTACTGATGGGTAGTTTTGTGGTGACGGTCGATGATGGATCCGGAAGCCCTTCGACCGCATTGCTGTCCACGGTACAGTCCGCGATTGATGCGGTGCGACCTGTGGGATCAATCTTCAGCGTGCAGTCCCCGACCGTGTTCAAGGCCAATGTTTCCCTCACCATCACCGTTCCTGCTGGAACAGCCAAGGCGCCTGTCCAGGCACAGGTCGGCACCGCAATCGGCTCCTACATCAACAGCCTGCCCATAGGGGCAAGCCTACCTCTGACCAAGCTTGCCCAAATCGCGTATTCAACAAACCCCGCGGTGGTCAATGTCAGTGCACTGTTGGCAAACGAAAGCGCAAGTGACGTCGTCGTGGCTCTCAATGGTGTCGTGAAGGCTGGCATCATTGCGGTGAACTGACATGACGGGAGACCAACAGGACATTCTGGCGCGGCTGCGCATCGTATTGCCGGCGCGCTGGTTTCCGGACAGCGCTCCTGTGCTGGACGCCCTGCTGAACGGTCTCGCGTTCGGTTGGAGCTGGGTTTACCAGCAGTTTCAGTACGTGAAGGCGCAGACGCGCATCGCGACAGCGACCGATATATGGCTGGACATCATCGCGCTCGACTTCTTTGGCGACCGGCTGATCAGACGGGCAGCCCAAAGCGACGCGGCATTTCTCAGCAGAATCCAGCGTGAACTATTCCGGGAACGCGGGACACGCAGTGCAATTGTCTCGGTCTTGCAGGATCTCACGGGACGCGCGCCGATTGTGTTTGAACCTGCCCGGTCGAGCGATACGGGTGGGTACACTTCGTTGGGAGGCCTCGGAGGTGGTGTTGGCTACGGCATCGCCGGAGGATGGGGCAGTCTCTCACTGCCATTTCAGTGCTTCATCACGGCCTACCGGCCGCTCGGCAGTGGCATTGCCGCGGTCAGTGGTTGGGGTGGATCAGTGGGTGGCTACGGAGGCGGGACGATCGAATACGCCAGCCTCGAAATGGTGCAGGGCCAAGTGACAGACGGCGACATCTTTGCGGCCGTCGCTGACGTGCTGCCGGTCACTGTCATCGGTTGGACCAGGATCACCAATTGACCTGGTTCCACGATCAGCAAAGAGGATCTCATGGATAGAATCCTGGTCTACCCGGGAAGCATCCCGCTCGATACCGATATTCTCAATACAAATCGGAGCGCAATGGTCGCCTTGGGATATCTGGCCCAGACGATACTCGGCAGCAACACCGTCGTCGACGGTCTTGTCTGTTCACCCACGGTGCCAGCTTCGATGACGGTAACAGTGGGGCCCGGAAGCATCACCCAGCTGTCTGTCGTGGATACGCTCGCCTACGGATCGCTGCCAGCCGACACAACTGATCCGCTAGTCAAACTTGGCGTCAATCTCACCGCGACATCGTTCGCGCTTGCGGCGCCCGCCACCTCCGGTCAGGCGGTCAACTATCTGATCCAGGCTGCACTGCTAGAGAGCGACACGAACCCGGCGCCGCTGCCATACTACAATGCTGCCAACCCGGCGCAGCCATACAGCGGCCCAAACAATTCGGGGGTCGCGCAGAACACCTGCCGAATCCAGCGCGTGCAACTCCAGCTGAAAGCGGGTGCGGCGGCAAATACCGGCTCCCAAGCCACCCCCCCGGTCGACAATGGGTGGGTGGGACTGTACGTCATCGCCGTGTCGTACGGACAGACAGCGATCGGTGCAGCAAACATTTCACTGTTGGCGGCGGCCCCGTTTCTCGGCTGGAAGCTTCCGGCGTTGCGTCCAGGGGTCGCCTCGGGCGTGAAGACGTTCCTCACCAATGACACCTTTATCGTCCCGTTCAACGTCTCACAGGTGGAGGTCGAGGTGTGGGGTGGCGGATCGGGGAGCTATGCCTCGTACGGGACCATTCCAAGCGGAGGCGGCTCCGGCGGTGGCTACGCACGGAAACTGATCACCAAGTTGAACTCGGGTCAGACGATCCCGGTGACCGTTGGCGCTGGCGGCGCTGCTGGAAATACGAGCGGAGCATCACCTTCGGCCGGCGGGACGTCCAGCTTCGGCACTTATGTCAGCGCGACGGGCGGCAGCTTGAACGGTCTAGCCAGCGTGGGAAATCCCCAGAACGGCGCGACACCGGGTGGCATCGGCATATCCGGTGACATCAACCTCATCGGCTCCTCCGGCCAAGCCGGTGTCCTGAATCAAGGCGGACTCGGTGGTGGCGCCCCGATGGGCGGCTGTCAGAACGGCGGAACGTGGGGCAATTCAGGCAACTCTCCCGGCGGAGGCGCGTCTGGCGCTGGCACTGGGGCGAACAGCAGCACGCCCTACAACGGTGCATCGGGAGCAGCAGGTCTGGTCGTCGTCAGATGGTAGGAGCGCCAATGAAGACCTATGCACGGATACAAGACTGTGTGGTCGCCGAACTGCTGACAACCGACGGCAACATCACCAGCATGTTCAACCCGGCGCTTGTCTGGGCGGACGTAACGTCGCAGCCGGACATCGCGGAAGGTTGGCATTTTGACGGAACGAAATTCACGCCACCGCCCACACCGCCGGCAGTTGCACCCGTTCCGACGATCGCCGAACTGCGTGCTCAGTTGACAGCACTGAGCGTGGCTCTCGCAAAGCTATCCGGCAAGAACTGAGTACGGTACTCGATCAGGATCCTGGCATGCCCACTCCAGCAACACACATCTGGAAACCCAGCAACGCGCGGACTGTCATCCTGGATTCATTCATTCCGGTGCCGCGCGGCTCCTGGACGGTGCCACCGGCGCCGCTAAACTGGCCGACAAAAGATCCCGGCGATGTGCTGGACTACCAGTTCGACATATCACCCGCGCTCGTCGGCAACGATGGCGATGCAATCGCCACACTCGATATCACAATTGAACCCGCAAACCCGGGCGATCTCATTCTGAACAGCGCGACAATCGATGGCGCGGTCGCAATCCTCTGGTTATCAGGGGGTCAGCCGGGGACGATTTACACAGTGAACCTTGTAATCGCCACGGTGAATGGCCGCACCATCAATCGCAGCGTTCTGTTGCCGGTTGTCTATCTGTCGGTGCCGCCAATCCCAGCCAATGCCCTGATTACCGATGTTGGTGTCGTCTTGACCGACCAGAACGGCAATCCGGTTCTCACGTCGTCGTAACCAGGGCCGCTCCAGGGTGGCCAACCCCCCTTAGGCAACAAGACACAGCACGTGCAGCCACGTCGCTGCGCCCTGAAAGGCCGTCTCGATCATGCCGACAATCGATCAGCTCGCGCCTGCCACGGCCGCGTCCGACAACGACGAACTGCTCGTCAGCCAAAGCGGCATTGTCCGCAAGGTAACCAGGTCACAGGTTCTGGCGGGCGTCCAGCCACAGCTTGCCGTCACCTCCGGAAGTCTCCTCGGCCGTGTCAGTGGCGGCACGGGCAACCCCGAGCAGATCAGGATCGGCGCCAACCTAACCCTGACCAATGGCGCCTTGTCGGCGAATGACACATCCTTCGACATCTCATCCCTGCCCGCCGGCACGGTACCGGCCAGCGTCGATCTGGTTCCAGTCGGGCAGGGCGGCAGCAACACCGCCGTCACCTACACACAGTTCATGAGTGGGCTTGCCGGCATCTCCAATGTCGATGGTAGCCAGTTGCTGGTAACTCCGACCGGCAGGACATCGCCCACCAAACTGGCCGACTTTGCGGCGAGCGCGCTAACGCTGGCTGGTGGCACGCTGACCGGAGCACTGACCCTGGCCACTGATCCTGCCGGGTCTCTGCAGGCGGCAACGAAGAAATACGTCGATGGACAGATCGCCACGACACTGCCCAGAACCGGCGGCAGCCTTTCAGGCGCCCTGACCCTGGCCGCTGATCCGACGGCGTCCTTGCAGGCGGCCACCAAACAATATGTCGACGGACAGGTTGCCACCGCGGTTCCAAGGACTGGGGGCACGCTCACTGGCGCGCTGACTCTGGCGGCCGATCCTGCGAATTTGTTGCAGGCTGCCACCAAGCAGTATGTCGATTCCCGCGTATCGCGGAGCGGCGACACGCTCACCGGGCCACTGGTGCTCGCCGGCGATCCGGCGACGCCGTCGCAAGCGGCGACGAAGGGATATGTGGATGCGCAGCTGTCCAGCGCCCTGCCCAAGACTGGAGGCACGCTTTCCGGCGCCCTGACTCTGGCTGCCGATCCCAGCTTATTGATGCAGGCCGCCACCAAACATTACGTCGACGCGCAGACCGCCGCCTCGCTCCCAATCAGCGGCGGCACCCTGACCGGTCCGCTTTCGCTGCCATCGAATCCTGCCTCGCCGCTGCAAGCGGCGCCGAAGCAATACGTCGATAGCCAGGTCGCCTCCGCGGTTCCTCTCGTCGGAGGAACGCTGACCGGTGCATTGACGCTGGCCGGCGATCCCACGTCCTCCCTGCAGGCCGCGACCAAACGTTACGTGGATACCGTCGGCGGCAGTACCACCGGCGTGATCAACGTTCGCTCGGCCCCGTACAATGCCCACCTCAATGGCGTGACGGACGATACCGCGGCGTTCAAGGCGGCGTATCAGGCGGCCCCGGCTGGCTCGGTCATCTATGTACCGAACGGCGTCACTGTTCTGCAGACCCCGCCCACCTGGGGTATCCCCCTAACCAAGCGAGTGAAATGGATCGTCGACGGCACTTC